CAGCCCGCTGGGCTGGCTGAGCTGGGCCACGCTGGTGACCGAGTGGGAAACCGCCATCGCCGCCAGCCGCACCGGTGACATCAGCCTGCTGCGCGTCTTCGTCAACACGCGCCTGGCCGAAACCTTCGAGGAACAAGGCGACCGCGCCGACGAACACGCCCTGCGCAAGCGCGCCACCGATGTGCCCCTGCGCCAGGTGCAGTGGGGCCACTTCGTGCTGACCATGGGCGTGGACACCCAGGGCGACCGCATCGAGGCCTACCTCTGGGCCTGGGGCCGCGGCATGCAGCGCCAACTGGTGGACCGCGCCGTCTTCTACGGCGACCCCGGCCAGGCCGAAAGCGAACCCGGCAGCGTGTGGGCCCGCCTCACCGAATACCGCCGCACCCCCGTGCTGCACGCCAGCGGCCGGCCCGTGCCCATCATCGCCACCATGATCGACTCGGGCGGCCACCACACCCAGGCCGTCTACGCCTACGCCCGCGCCCACCAGCACGCCCACGTCTACGCCGTAAAGGGCCAGAGCCAGGCCGGCAAGGCCGTCCTGGGCAAGCCCACAGACGTGGACGTGAACTGGCGCGGCAACAAGATCAAGGGCGGCGTCAAGCTCTGGCCCATCGGCACCGACACCGCCAAGGCCGAAATCTACGGCCGCCTGCGCACCGAGCAGCCCGGCCCCGGCTACGTGCTCCTGAGCCGCCTGCTGCCGCCCGAAGTCTTCGAGCAGCTCACCGCCGAGCGCCTGGTCACCAAATACGTCAAAGGCCGCCCGCGCCTGGAGTGGGTCAAGCCCAACGGCCGGCGCAACGAAGCGCTGGACTGCGCCGTCTACGCCCTGGCCGGCGCCCACTTCGCCGGCATCGACCGCTGGAAAGAGGGCGACTGGCTCAAGTGGCAGAACCGCGTGGAAGAGCGCAGCCTGTTCGACGAAGCGCCGGCCGTGCCCGCGCCCCAGGCCGCGAGCGCGCCCATGTCAGCCGCGCCGCAGCCTGCGCCCGCCCAGGCCGGGCCGACTGCACCGCCCGCGCCGCCAACCCAGGCCGTGCCCACCGCCGCCCCCGTGCCCCAGCCACGCTTCCGCATCAACTACCGCCGTTGACCGCCATGCCCAAAGCCGCCGCCCCCGCACCCGCCGCCCCGCCGCCCCGCATGCCCTGGGACGAAGCCGGCGCCGGTGACGACATCGTGGCCGACATCCTGCAGCGCGTGGTGGCGCTCACCCCCGGCTTCAACGCTGCCCTGGCCGTGCAGATCGACCGCCAGGTGCGCGAGCACTGGGGCGGTGACAGGCCCTACATCGCCCGCCGCGCGGGCGAGGGCACCAGCCAGCGCAACGCCGCCATCCGCCGCGAACATCGCGCCGGCACCCACATCGGCGCGCTCAGCCGCAAATACCGGCTCAGCCGCCAGCGCATCCACCAGATCGTCACCGAGGCTGACGCAGACGCCGCCCCCCAAAACGTCAAGCCCCTTGCCTTACCGGCTTGACACCCCTGCGCCTATCTTCATGCGAAAGCGCGCCATGCCCCGGCGCCCCACCGCATGGCAGACATTCCCAACATCGAACCCAGCAGCGCGAACGCCGGCGACACCTGGCGCTGGACGCGCACCCTGGCCGACTACCCCGCCAGCGCGGGCTGGGCGCTGAGCTACACGCTCATCAACGCCGCGGCCAAGATCACCATCAACGCCACGGCCTCCGGTGATGACCACGCCGTCACCGTGGCCGCCGGCACCACCGGGGGCTATGCCGCCGGCACGTATGACTGGCGCGCCCGCGTCACCCGCTCGGGCGAGGTCTTCACCGTGGGCGAAGGCCGCCTCACCGTGCGCAACGCCTACAGCGCCGCCACGTTCGACGCCCGCAGCCACGCCCGCAAGACGCTGGATGCCATCGAGGCCGTGATCGAAAACCGCGCCTCCAGCGCCGTGGCCGAATACCAGATCGCCGGCCGCCAGCTCAAGAACATCCCCGTGGCCGATCTGCTCAGCCTGCGCGACAAATACCGCGCCGAGGTCAAGCGCGAAGACGCCGCCGCCGCCGTGGCCGCTGGCCTGCATGACAGCCGCCGCGTCTACGTGAGGTTCGGATGAGCAACTTCCTCACCAGCACCCGCCAGTGGCTGGCCCAGCGCATCGCCCCGGCCGCCCGCGTGCAGAAACGCCGCTTCGAGGGCGCGCGGATTGACCGCCTCACCGCTGACTGGATCAGCACCACCAACAGCATCAACGAAGAGCTGCGCACAGACCTGGACCGCCTGCGCGCCCGCTGCCGCCAGCTCATCAACAACAACGACTACGCCCGCAAGTTCCGCCTGATGGTGCAGGCCAACATCGTGGGCCCGGGCGGCATCCGCCTGCAGGCCCGCGTGCAAGACGGCCCCAACCGGCCAGACCGCATGGCGAATCAAGCCATCGAATCCGCCTGGGCCGAGTGGGGCGCGCAGTGCGATGTCACCGGCCGGCAAAGCCTGCGGGATCTGTGCGAAACCCTGGTCGGCCAGCTCCCAACCGATGGCGAATTCCTCGTGCGCCTGGTGCGCGGCCCGGAAGCTGGCAACCGCTTCGGCTTCGCCCTGCAGGCCATCGATGTCGACCGCATTGACACCCTCTACAACATCGCCGCCACCCCCGGCCGCAACGCCATCATCATGGGCGTGGAGGTGGACAGCTACCGCCGCCCCGTGGCCCTGTACATCTTCGCCGGCCACCCGAATGACGGCCACGGCAGCAACCGCCAGCGCCTGCGCCTGCCCATCGGTGAAGTGCTGCACGTGCTGCGCGTAGAGCGCCCCGAGCAAGCCCGCGGCGTGCCCTGGATGGCGCCCGGCGTTGTCAGCCTGCACCACCTGGGCAAGTTCAGCCTGGCCACGCTGCTGGCCGCCGAAAACGGCGCCAACCACTTCGGCTTCTTCCAGACGCCTGACGGCCAAAGCCCCATCGGCGCCGTGGAAGGTGAGGGCGAATCCATCACCGTCAGCCAGCCCGGCACCTATGACGTGCTGCCCCCCGGCGTCACCTTCCAGCCGCACGAAAGCCGCTACCCTGACCAGGTGGTGGGCCCCTTCGTCAAACACCACCTGCAGCGCATCGCCAGCGGCTGGGGCATCGCGTACCACAGCCTGGCCAATGACCTGGAAGGCGTGAACTTCAGCAGCATCCGCAGCGGCACGCTGGAAGAGCGTGACCGCTGGGCCGCTGACCAGGAATGGTTCATCGCCGCCTTCCTCGAACCCGTCTACCAGGCCTGGCTGCAGTGGTGCCTGCTCAAGGGCCTGATCCTCATGCCCAACGGCAGCGCCTTGCCCGCCGCCAAGCTCGACAAGTTCCGCGCCCACCAGTGGCAGCCCCGCCGGTGGGACTGGGTAGACCCCAAGGCCGACACCGAGGCCAACATCCTCAAGGTCAAGGCCGGCCTGATGTCCCCGCAAGACCTCAGCGCCGCCATGGGGTACGACTTCGACGACACCCTGGCCGCCATCAAGGCCGCGCAAGACCTGGCCGCCGAATACGGCGTGCGCCTGACGGCCTACGACGCCACCCCCGGCGCAAACGCACCAGGGGCACCAGGCGCACCAGGCGCCGCGGCCCCGGCCGCTGAACCCGCCGCCGGCCGCGCCGCGCCCGAGGCCGCCATGGTGGAAGTGCTGGCCCGTGCGCTGCACCTCGTGCAAGAGCGCGCCCCGCAGCGCATTGACGTGCGCCTGGAGCAACCCGCCAGCCAGGTGACGGTCAACGCCCCCATCACCATCCGCCAGCCTGACGTGCAGCTCGAAGCGCACATTGAAACGCCCGAGCCCCAGGTGCACATCGAAGCCGTCATGCCCACCGTGCGCGCTGAGGCCCCGGCCGTCACCGTCATCAACCAGGTCGAGCCCGCCGCCGTCACCGTGGTGGACAGCCACCCCACCCGCAGCGTGCAGACCGTGGAGCGTGACGAGAACGACGAGATCACCCGCACCGTCACCACCTTTGAGCGCTGAGGCCGCCCATGGACATGAAACAACACGTCGCCCAGCAAACTGTTGACGCCACCATCGCCAGCGCCGCCTCGAAAACCACCTACGGCGGCGCCAGCGTCACGCTCGGTGGCTGGCTGGTCAGCTCAGAGGCCGCAGTGCTGGCCGGCATCGTGCTCGGCCTGGCCGGCTTCGTGGTGAACCTGTATTTCCGCTCCCGCGCAGATGCGCGCGAAGAAGCCGAGCACCGGGCCCGCATGCGGGCGCTGCAAGAAACCACCTGAAAGGCCTGAACCATGTCCATGACCAACGCCGCCGAGGCGGCACTCCTCGACCTCCTGTTCCTGAACACCGACTGGGCCAACATCGGGGACGCTGCCGGCCTGCAGAACAGCGCCGCCGCAGGCTCGTTCTACATCAGCCTGCACACGGCTGACCCCGGCGAAAGCGGCACCCAGACCACCAGCGAGGTGGCCTACACCGGCTACGCCAGGGTGGCGGTGGCGCGCACGGCCGGTGGCTTCACGCGCACTGTGTCCACCGTGGCCAACACCGCCCTCGTGCAGTTCGGCCAGTGCACGGGCGGCACCGCCACGGCCACGCACTTTGGCATCGGCACGGACAGCACAGGCGCGGGCAACCTGCTGCTGAAAGGTGCGCTCAACGCCAGCCTGTCGATCAGCAACGGCATCCAGCCGCAGTTCGCGGCCGGTGCGCTCACGGCCA